CAAGTTGTATTTACAGGATGTGAAAGTGATGACGATGAAAACGAACAGAACGTACACGGTGGTGCAATGTGGGCAAGGATGCCGATAACAGCACTCGTTGCTGATATACCGTACGAAGAGTGGCCGCAGAAAATGTCAACGCATTTGGCTCAACCGTGGGATTGCAGTTCACATCATCATTCGGTAATGAAGTTAGATAGAGTTAGTTCTTCTCCGTGGATTTGTAAGATAGACGGAGAGTTTCACAAAGGACAATATCTGTTTACTGTAGACTACACAGAAAGTGACATAGCAGATGATCCTGCACAACACAAACAAAGTCACGTGTTACAGTTAATAGATGCAGGAGATTGGACAGGTAACATCGTTGCCCTACCAAATAACAGAGTGAGAGCAACAAGTCCTGCACTCTGGGAAACTGGCGAAGGACCTCCAGACTTTAGACCGAGCCAGTATATACATAATGCAGAGATACACGAAACTTACCTAGATCCTGCAATAACATTTGATAACTTATACTCGGAGAATAAATAATGCCAATAGTAATAAAACCAAAAAAAATGATGGTTAGCAAAAATGCTACCAAAGGTGGTGGTGGAATGGACATCGCTACTAAAAGAGATGCTTTAGCAGATAAATTTACAAAAGCACTAAAATCTGCTATGGGAGCAGGTAGATTGTCTAATCAAGACATAGAAAGAGCTATAAAAATGGGTAAAGAACAAGCAATGGGTGAAAGACCTAAAAAAGCAGGTGGTGGCAAAGCTATGAAAAAGAAAAAAATGATGGCTAAAGGTGGCACTGCAGGTGGTAAAAAACAAATGATGATGAAAGGTGGCAAAGCCAAAAAGATGATGATGGGTGGTGGCAAAGCTAAGAAAATGATGGCAGGTGGCGGCAAATCCAAAAAGTACATGGCTCGTGGTGGTAAGGCTAGATAGCCATGACCAAGAAACGTGGGAGCATGAAAGGGTACACCATTAAAAGTGGTGATAAACGACCCACCAAGTCTGGTGCAGGGATGACCAAGAAAGGTGTTGCAAAATACCGTAAAGAGAATCCCGGAAGTAAGCTCAAGACTGCTGTAACAGGCAAGGTCAAACCCGGAAGTAAAGACGCAAAGAGACGTAAATCCTTTTGTGCCAGATCTGCAGGGCAAATGAAAAAGTTCCCCAAAGCTGCTAAGAATCCAAATAGCAGATTACGACAAGCAAGGAGACGATGGAAATGTTAACTGAAATTAATTTCATATTGTTTAAGTTTTTTAATAAAATCAGTAATAATTTTTATAGACGTTATGTGAATATGCTACATAAGTCTCAAGGAAGAATCTAGTGTTATCGGCTCTCATAGGACCTATTAGTAGTCTCGCAGGCACTTGGTTTGAAAACAAACTTGCAAAGACAAAGGCAGACGGACAAGCTAAAGTTGCAGAAGCTAAAGCAAGAGCAACCGTTGCAGAGAAAGTAGCTACAGGTGAAGTAGCTTGGGAAGGCAAAATGGCAGATGCCACAGTAGATTCGTGGAAAGACGAATTTGCTTTGGTTGTACTACTTTTACCTGCCATACTTGTGTTCATCCCCGGAATGAGAGACTATGTAAAGGAAGGGTTTCAGATATTGGCAACGTTACCTGATTGGTATCAATACCTATTGTATATAGCTATATCTGCATCGTTTGGAATTAAAGGGGTAGGTCAAGCAGCAAAAATGTTGAAAAAAGGAAAGTAACATGGCAGTAAAAAAGAAAGCTAAAAAGAAGAGTGGCTCTAAGCCAACAAATCCAAAGTTATATGCTAGTGTAAAAGCAGAAGCAAAGAAGAAGTTCAAGGTCTATCCAAGTGCATATGCAAACGCATGGCTTGTGCGTACATACAAGAAGCGTGGTGGTGGATACGCATGAGCCTAACCAAATGGTTCAAAGAAGATTGGCGTGATGTCAAGACTGGCAAGAAGTGTGGTCGGTCTGGCAAAGAAAAGAAAACACGCCCATATCCTGCGTGTAGACCCAAAGCCGTTGCAGGTAAGATAAGCAAAAAAGAAGCAAGTAAGAAAACAGGACCTAAAGCAGTAAAGTGGTCAGTTACTGCATCAGGTAGACGAAGAAAGAAAGCTGCAGAAGGTGGCAGAATACACAGAGGTAGAAAGGTAGAAATGGCATGAGTGAAAAAGAATACTCTAATCAACCACGAAAACCTCAATTTGGAGCTTACTTAAATTTAAATCAAGGCAAAAGAAAAAAAGTATCAGGTAGTTTATACTATGAAGGTAGAAAGTCAAAAGATGAAATAAAACCAAATAAGTATGTTACTGTTAAACAAAAACAAAAAACAAAATCATTAAAAGGTAATTTAAGTTTTGATTTAAAACCACTAAGAGCCACAGTATTTGGAAGCACTGCAACAACAAAGGGGTTGTTTCAAGAAAAAGTACCATTTGGAACATACGAAGGAACATGGAAAAGCATAGAAAATAATATTGGTGGTGCGTTGGGTTATCAGGTTGATGAGAATAACAGAGTCGGAATACAACTTAACAAAACATTTTTTGAAAATCAAAAAGGTAGTGCAAACGAAGTTAATTTAAATTACTCTATAAGAGATTTAGGTGGAGGAGATCTTGTTGTTTCTTTAACAGGCAAAGATCCGTTTAGTGGTAAAAAAACGAAAGCAATGAATTTACAATACAGAGTGGATTTTTAAGATGAAGTATGACGCAGATGAATTTGTAGAAATGGTCGCCAAGCACGAGGGCATAGTTCTTGAACCTTATAGAGACATTTTAGGCATAAGCACAATCGGTATAGGTAGAAACTTAGAGGATGGTGGCATCACGGATGTTGAGCTAGACTACATAGGTAAGACACTTGAAGATATACTTAAAGTAGGTCTTACACAAGAAGAAGCATATTATCTGTGTCGAAACGATATAAATAATGTAGAAAAAGAATTACTCGAAAGAAAACCTGTTGTAAATCAACTTGATTCTGTACGACAGATGTGCCTTGTAGATATGGGATTTAATATGGGTGTTCCTCGTCTTATGAAATTTGTTAAGATGTGGGGAGCTATAGAGGTGGGTGATTTCTACGAAGCAAGCGAACAGATGCTTGATTCACGTTGGGCAACGCAGGTTGGAAAACGCAGTAAGGGTTTAGCAGAGATGATGAAGTTGGGGTATGAGTTTTATGGCAGGTAAAAAACGATGCGAGACTTGCGAATGTTACGACTGCGATTGCGAAGAATGTTCATGCGATTGTCATCACAATGATAGAGTTTCTCCTGATCTTCATGATCGACACGAGAGTGATAAACCAAACACAGAGATTTGACAACATTGACACGTGTCTTTACTTTGCAGAACGTTTAACTAAACAATCAACAATACCATATAAGGATGGCAATAGAAAAATAACGGCTTATTGTAAGCCAATAAATAAGTAAGGGGAATACTATGTTAGCAGAACTTGCAGCGGCAAACGCTGCTTTTTCGGTGATCAAACAATTTGTATCCAACGGAAAAGAACTTTCAGGTTGTGCTAAACAGATCAGTGATTTTGTATTTGCAAAAGAACAAATTGAAAAGAAAGCAAGTAACAAACAAGGTGCAAGTGGTGATCTAGAAGAGTTCATGGCTCTTGAGCAAATAAAAGAAAAAGAAAAAGAACTCAAAGAGATTATGATATATTTAGGTAGACCGGGATTGTGGCAAGATTGGCAAGCCTTTCAAGCTGAAGCACGTAAATCTAGACGCTACGCAGAAAAGGTAAGAGCTAAAAGACGTGAAGAAATATTTGAATACATCACATATACTATAGTATTTCTTATGATAGTAGGCTTTGTTTGTTTGTTAGCTGCTGTATATATAAACCATAAATAGATTGACATTTAGGCAGTCTATCTGTATAATCCTAAAAAGGAGTACCCCATGAAGAAATTAGCCGCACAAGCATTAGCTTTCCAATATCAACTACAAATTGAAAACGCACAGACCGTACTAAACAACAGTAACGCTGCGTTAAATTTAATTGATCAATCTTTGCACGATATCATAACTGCCAATGAGAAATTAAAAACATTAAATACTATGATGTCTAGTGCTATCAAAGAAATAAAAGAAGAAGAAAAAGCTTCATAGTGGCTAAGAAAAAAGACCCTAAAGTAGGCACAGGTAAGAAACCTAAAGGTAGTGACAGACGTTTATACACGGATGAGAATCCTAAAGATACGGTTAGAATCAAATTTGCTACTCCGTCTGATGCCAGAGCAACGGTTGCGAAAGTTAAAAGAATCAATAAACCGTATGCGAGAAAGATACAAATTCTTACAGTCATGGAACAACGTGCAAAAGTAATGGGTAAAACAGAAGTTGTTGCAATAGCAAAGCGAGCCAAAGAGCAACTAAAGAAGGCACGTAAAAGTGGGTAACTACAGAATAATTAAATTAAAAAAAAAATTTACGTTTACTAATACCTGTTGATACCAAACCTTACAAACTACTGACTCCTGAAGAAGTAGTAGATATCAACAAAAAACTAAATAGTCCGTTACGCAAAGCTCAAAAAAGACGACACTATTTAGAAATTAAAAAAGTTCAAGAGAAACTTAAACATGGCAAGCAGTTATCTAGTATTAATCAACAACGTACTAAGAGATCTAAACGAAGTAGAACTAACAAGTAGCACGTTTAGTTCATCACGTGGTATACAAACTGCTGTAAAAGATTACGTTAATCGTGGCATAGACGATATAATAAATGCAGATACTGAATGGCCCTTCACAGTTGTTAACAAAAGTTTTACAACAACTGCAGGCACACGTCTTTATACTAGATCTGCACTAAGCACAACAAACACAAAAACGGTAGACTTTGACAGTTTCACATTTCTTGAAGCTGCAGATAAAAAAGAAATTACACTTGAGTATATAACTTACAGTGAGTATCTTGACAACTACCACGAAAGAGATACAGACCCAACAGGTAATTCACGAGCCATACCAGTGTATGTCTACGAAGATCCACAAAACAATATAGGCTTGTCTCCTGTTCCTGACAAAGCAACATACACTGTAAAATATTATTACTACGCTACACACACAGCATTGAGTGGGTCAACTGACACATCTTCTATACCAACTCGATTTGAAAATGTAATAATAGAAAGAGCAAAATATTATGCGTTTACTTTACGTGGTGATGTACAAAATGCACAACTTGCACAGATGCAATTTGAAAAATCAATTAAGCGTATGCGTGTCGAGTTAATTAACAAACAATTATATATGAGAGCCGTCTAATGCCAGAGCTAAGTCAGACAGGTGCGTTTCCATTTGTATGTGAAGGTGGGTTAGTCCTTAACCAATCTACATTTATAATGAAACCCGGTCAAGCACTTGAGCTTCTTAACTTTGAGCCTGACATTGAGGGTGGCTACAGAAGAATAAGTGGTTTTAGCAAATACGTAACTGCTGTTGTACCACAGACAAGTGCATCAAGTGAAGAGGTGCTTATGGTTGCAACGTTCGGATCAAGCGTTGTTGCAGCAAGAGGTGAAAAGATATTTACTGCCACTCCCGGTGGTTCAAGTTGGACAGAACGTGATACTGGTAGAACAAGTGCAGGATCTTATACATTTCAAAGATTTAACTTTGATGGCAACGACAAGTTAATTGTTGCAGATGGTGCAAACGCACCGACAGTGTTTAACACATCTTTTAGTGCGACAGATGTAAGTGAAAGTTCTGTATCTGGTGCAAAGTTTGTGACTGCATTTAAAGATCATATGTTTTACGCAGGTAAGTCAAGCACACCTCAAGAAGTTGTATTCAGTCAACCGTTTGACGAAGATGCTTTTAGTGGTGGATCTGGTGCAGGTAGCATTAAAGTTGACGATACTATAACAGGACTTAAAGTATTCCGTGATAACTTATTTATATTTTGCGAAAATAGAATATTTCAACTCACTGGATCATCACTATCTGATTTTGCAGTTAAACCTGTAACAAGAAATATAGGCTGTGTAAACGGACAAACCATACAAGAATTTGCAGGTGACCTTATATTCTTAGGTCCTGACGGATTACGTACCATCGCAGGTACTGCAAGAATTGGTGACGTTGAATTAGGTACAATAAGTTCTAACGTGCAAAGTTTGTTTGATACTAACTTAGCTAACTCTGGTAGTTTCACATCTATAGTTATACCAAACAAAACACAATACAGAATATTTTTTACAAAGTCAGGTGTGGCAGAAACTTCTACAGAGGGAGTTATATGTGTTCTTAGAGGACAGCAGTTTGAGTTCTCAGAGATAAAAGGTATAAGACCAACAGCCACAGATACGTTTGTATCTTCAGGTAATGTTATACCACTACACGGATCAGGTGATGGATTTATATACAGACAAGAGTCAGGTGACGATTTTGATGGTACGGCTATAAACGGAAGATATCGTAGTCCAGATCTTACAATGAATGATCCGGGAATACGAAAAAACATGCAAAGGGTAATAATAAACTATGCACCTGAATCATCTATAGATGCAGATTTGTTTATTAGATATGATTATGAAAGTAGACAGTCTGCACGACCTGCAGCCTATCCTTTAGATTCATCAGATATAGCGGCAATATATGGCACAGCAGTTTATGGAACACCCACTTACGGTGGTGCATCACAACCTCTTGTAAGACAACCTGTTGAAGGATCAGGATTTGCTGTTGCATTACGAGTTAACGATGGTGGATCAACAGCACCGTATTCGTTAAAAGGATTTCAATTAGAATACCAACTAGGAGCAAGAAGATAAATGGGAGCTACGTATACACGACAATCTTCTTACACTGACGGAGACGTTATAACTTCGGCTCATACCAATGATGAGTTCAATCAGTTATTAGCAGCCTTTCAAGCATCGAGTGGACATACCCACGATGGCACAGCCAACGAAGGTGGACCTATTACAAAGCTACTAGGCAATACGCTTACGTTCGGTGCAGGAACTGCAGGAACAGATATAACAATTACATTCGATGGTGAAACATCAGATGGTGTCCTTAAATGGATGGAAGATGAGGATTATTTTGAATTTAGTGACGACATACTTATTGCTTCTACAGAGAAGTTACAATTCAGAGATACAGCTATATACATCAATTCGAGTGCCGATGGACAACTCGACCTCGTAGCTGACACAGAGATACAGATTGCGGCCACAACAGTTGACTTGAACGGTAATTTAGATGTGTCAGGATCACTAACGTTGGGTGGCACTGCAATAACATCTACTGCTGCAGAGCTAAACATACTTGATGGTGTTACGTCTACTGCATCAGAGTTAAATCTGGTAGATGGTATAACAGCAGGCACAGTATCTGCATCAAAAGCAGTCATAGTAGATTCTAACAAAGACATAAGTGGTTTTAGAAACCTAAGTATTACAGGTGACTTGACAGTTGCAGGTGATGATATCACTATGGGAACTAACACTGCAGGTCATTTACTTATTGCAGATGGCACAAACTTTAATTCTGTAGCAGTCGGTGACTTATCGGAAATATCTACAGTAGCAAATGATGATGTATTTTTAGCAGTAGATACTTCAGGTGGTGGTCTTAAAAAGATTACAAGAAGTGCAATAGTATCAGGACTTGCTACATCAGGTGCTATATCTAATGTATCAGAAGATAGCACCCCTCAACTTGGTGGTAATCTAGACATGAATGGCAACGATATCGTTACCACTTCAAATGCTACAATAGATTTAGCACCAAACGGAACAGGTACAGTCGTTGTAAGAGGTAACACTAATTCAGGTAGAATAGTTTTTAATTGTGAAAGTAATAGTCACGGACAAACATTAGCTTCACAACCTCACTCAGCAAGTGTGACAAACACTATGTTACTTCCTGCAGGTTCTAGTTCAACGTTAGTATCTCTTGTATCAACAGACACACTTACAAACAAAACATTAACAAGTCCAAAGATAAACGAAGATGTAGCGTTAACATCTACTGCAACAGAGTTGAACCTATTAGATGGTGTGTCAGGATTAGTACAGGCTGACTTCACAAAATTAGCTGCAGTAGACTCAACTTCTACAGAGTTAAATTTAGTTGATGGTTCATCTGCAGGTACAATCGTAAATAGCAAAGCAGTTATCTACGGTTCTAGTGGTGAGGTAAATGCAACCACATTACAAATAGCAGGAACATCTATTACATCTACTGCGACAGAGTTGAATTTACTAGATGGTGTGTCAGGGTTAGTACAGGCTGATTTTACAAAATTAGCGGCAGTAGATGCAACTGCCACCGAATTAAATATCATGGATGGTGATACATCTGCTTCTTCTACAACATTAGTAGATGCAGACAGAGTAGTAACAAACGACAACGGAACAATGAAGCAGGTTGCTTTATCTGATGTCAAAACATATTTAACTAGTGCAGGATTTAGTACAGAAGATCCAACAGCACTTGCTATAGCGTTAGGATAATATCATGGCAAACACATTTAAAACAGTTACATTTGCTGCTGAACCTGCATCTTCGGGTACTCCGTATGTAATGTACACAGTGGCAGGAAGCACCACAACTGTTGTTCTAGGTTTAGTTCTCGCAAACATACACACTGCTCAAGTCACAGCTACTGTAAGGTTGGTTAGTGATACAGGCAGTAGAGGTGGCTCAAACAATGTAACCAACGGAACAAGTATCATTGTGAAAGATGCACCTATACCTGTTGGAGGTAGTTTGGAACTACTAGCAGGTAACAAGGTTGTATTAGAAACAACAGACCAAATAACAATAGACTGCTCCGTAGCAGATAAAGTATCAGGCACATTAAGTATTATGGAGATAACATAATATGGCATACATAGGAAATACATCACCTAGTAGGTTTGTATCCAATAGAGCAGCATCTGTGTATTCAGGTGATGGCTCTACAACTGCCTTTACATTAGAACAAGCAGTGGCACAAGATGAAGATGTCCTTGTATCAGTAGATGGTGTTATCCAAGAACCATCCGTAGCATATGCAGTTAGTAACGGAACAACACTTACATTTACTGCTGCACCCTCTAGTAATTCAGGTAATAATATATTTGTGTATTATCTAGCTAGTCAGGTAGGAACTGTAGGACATCCAAATACACAAGCGTTGAGTGCAACAAGTGGCACGTTTAGTGCAGGTGTTTCAGGAACAACAGGTACATTTAGTGGTGCAATTACAGGGGGTGGCACATTTACACCCGGAGGTAACATAGTTATACCTGATGCAGGTAATATTGGTAGTGCTAGTGATACAGATGCAATGGCTATCTCTAGTGGTGGTGTAGTTACGTTCAGTCAAAAACCTGTTGGCACAGGAATGGATTTTTTACAAAGTGTAACTGCAAGTGATGATGCTACTGTTGAGATAGGTTCTGCTTCATTATTTACTACGACATATAGAACTTATATAATTTACTATTCAAATGTTCATCTTGCAGCAGATAATGGTGACATAAATCTTAGATTTGGTATAGGTGGGTCAATAAAATCAGATAGTTATTATGATTTTACAAGACAAGTAAGATATGATGGTGACACAAGTGAAACTGGTCAAGCAGGAAACAATCAAAACGCATTACTTAAAGCAGTTGGTCAATCTCGTGGAAATGCTACTGGAGAACAATCAAGTGGTTATGTTATGATTTATGACCCTGCTTCTACAGATAACTATAAACACATTAACATATTTAATACTGGAGATGATGTAAATAATGATGCTACTCAATCAATTTTAGCTGGCAGATATAACAATGGTCAAGCAGCTTTGACTGCAATTCAATTTTATAGTGGTGCAGGTAATATCACTTCTGGATACTTTAGATTATATGGGATTGTATAATGGCTAGATTTCACAATATAAATGGTACAAGGGTTCAATTTACAGCAGAAGAAGAAACTGCAAAAGATATTGAAGAAAAAGCATGGTTGGATGATGCACCTAATAGACGTATGGGAGAACTTCGCAGACGAAGAGATGTTCTGTTAGCTGAAACAGATTGGTTAGGTAATCAAGATGTAACTATGTCTGATGCTTGGAAAACATACAGACAAGCTTTGAGAGATATAACAACACAAACACCGACAGATGATGCGTTGAGTAACATTACGTTTCCAACGAAACCAAAGGGGTAACGAATGGCATTAACACAAGTATTAACAGGTGGTATAAAAGCTGATGCTGTAGACAATACCATATTAAAATTAGATGATAACTTTGCATTTACTGGAACTATTACAGGCACACAGGGTTTAGTTTTACTACAGACTGTAACAGCAAGTGATGATGCTACTGTAACTGTAGGTAGTTCTCC